TGGAGCTATGCAAGAAAGATGAGATGGCATATTCTACCGCAGCCGAAAGGATGGTGAAAGCCATCGGAGAACCGACCAAGGTAGATACTGCATCCGACCTGAGGCTTGGTAGGATATTCCTGAATCGGACCATCAAGACCTATCCTGCTTTCAAGGATTTCTACGGCATGGAAGACACGATCGAGCGTATCGTGTCATATTTCAAGCACGCGGCACAAGGTCTGGAAGAACGCAAGCAGATACTATATCTCCTGGGACCAGTCGGGGGCGGCAAGAGCAGCTTAGCAGAACGTCTCAAGGAGCTCATGGAACGATTCCCGATCTACGTGCTCGCTGTCGATGACGAGATCAGTCCCGTGTTTGAAAGTCCTCTGGGCCTGTTTTCAAACCCTAGATACCATGATCTTCTTGAATCGAGATACGGTATCGCCAAGCGCTATCTCAATACCATACCTAGCCCATGGGCAGTGAAAAGGCTCAAGGAGCTTGACGGAGATCTCAGCAAGTTCAGCGTGATAAAGATGATGCCGAGCAAGCTAGAACAGATCGCAGTCGTCAAGACGGAGCCCGGCGACGAGAACAATCAGGACATATCAAGCCTGGTAGGCAAGACTGACATACGCATGCTTGAGCGTTTCAGCCAGAATGATCCGGATGCGTATTCTTTCTCCGGCGCACTGTGCCGAGGCAACCAAGGCATCATGGAATTCGTCGAGATGTTCAAAGCACCGATCAAGGTATTGCATCCCCTGCTGACCGCTACACAGGAAGGTAACTATGTCGGTACCGAAGCTATCTCTGCCATACCATTCAATGGTGTCGTGCTAGCACACTCGAACGAGAGCGAGTGGCAAGCGTTCAAGCAGAACAAGAACAACGAAGCTTTCCTTGATCGCATCTGCGTGATCAAGGTGCCGTATTGCCTGCGAGTGACGGAAGAACAGGAGATCTATGCCAAGATGCTAGCTTCTAGCGATCTGCGCAACGAGCCGTGTGCTCCAGAAACCCTCAAGCTACTCAGCAGGTTCTGCGTGCTTACTCGTTTGCGCACGCACGACAACAGCAATCTGTTCAGCAAGCTACGAGTGTATGATGGCGAGAACATCAAGGAAAGCGACCCCCGTGCCAAGAGCATGCAGGAATATCGCGATGCAGCAGGTGTCGACGAGGGCATGAATGGAATCAGCACGCGATTCGCGTTCAAGATACTCAGTGCTACCTTCAATCACGATCCCGACGAGGTCGCTGCTGATCCCGTGCATCTCATGCTCGTGCTTGAAAATGCCATAAGGCGAGAGCAGTTCCCTGGTGACACTGAAGACAGGTATCTTGGATTCATAAAGGACCACTTGATCAAGGAATACGCTGAGTTCATCGGCAATGAGATACAGAAGAACTACCTCGAAGCCTACACCGACTACGGGCAGAACCTGTTCAATCGTTACATCTCTTACGCAGATCACTGGATACAGGAGATCGATTTCAAGGACCCGGACACCGGCCAGCTGTTCAACAGAGAAGTGCTGAACGGTGAGCTCGAAAAGATCGAAAAACCAGCCGGCATAGCTAATCCAAAGGATTTTCGAAACGAAGTGGTCAATTTCGTTCTGAGACAGTCTGCAAGGACTGGTAAACCAGTTGAGTGGACTTCTTACGAGAAGCTGCGCAAGGTCATCGAGAAGAAGATGTTCGCTAGCACAGAAGATCTATTGCCAGTGATCAGCTTCGGTGCAAAAGCCAGCAAGGACGATCAGAAGAAGCACGATGATTTCGTCAATCGCATGGTCAGCAAGGGATACACGGCCAAGCAGGTCAAGAGATTGGTTGATTTCTACATGCGCATCAACAAGGCAGGGTGATAGAACTTGCCGATCATCATAGACAGGCGCAAGAACCCTGGTAAGAAGAATCTCGGCAACAGGCAGAGATTCTTGGACCGGTACAAGGACCAGATCAGAGATGCTGCACGCAAGCACGTAGGTGATCGCAGCATCTCTGATAGCGGAGACCAGGAGATATCTATATCTAGCCAAGGGATAAACGAGCCGCGCTTTGGACACAAGAGCGACAGCGGCGACTGGGATTACGTGCTGCCCGGTAACAAGGATTACGTACCCGGAGATACAATAGATAAGCCTCGCGGGGGCGCAGGCGGTCGCGGGACGGAAGGATCGATAGGTGCTTCCGGTGAAGACGAGTTCACCTTTCTGCTGAACTACGACGAATATCTCGATCTCATATTCGACGATCTCGAGCTGCCGGACCTGATCAAAGCCAGCGAGAAAACCATACAAGGCCATCAGATGAGGCGTGCCGGTTTCACCACCGCAGGCGTACCAAGCAACCTCAACGTCGAGCGGACCGCGATAGCAGGTCTTTCGAGGAGGATAGCTCTCCGCAGTCCAAAGCTATCTCGCATCAAAGAGCTGGAAAAGCTTCTGGAGACTGAAGAAGACGAAGCGAAGCGCAAGCCGATCGCCGAGGAGATCGAGAGGTTACGCATACGCGCAAACGCTATAAGCTTCTTAGACAACGTAGACCTGCGCTACAACAACTTCACGCCAAGACCTCGACCTATCACGCAAGCAGTGATGTTCTGCGTCATGGACGTGAGCTTCAGCATGGGAGAAAGAGAGAAGATAATCGCCAAGAAGTTCTTCATATTGCTGCATCTCTTCCTGAAACGCAGATACAAGGAGATCGATGTCGTGTTCGTGCGCCATCACGAAGAAGCTGAAGAATGCGACGAAGAGACTTTCTTCACCAGCAAGGTCAGCGGCGGGACGAAGGTCAGCAGCGCATACGAAGTGGTAGCAGATGCCATCAAGTACAGATATCCTGCGGATGATTGGAACATATACATCGCGCAGGCGTCGGACGGCGATAACTATGGCAACGACAACGACACGTGCCAGAAGATACTCGACGACATGCTACCAGACGTCCAGTTCATGGCATACATCGAGATACTCAGAGAACAGATGGAACTGCTGTCAATGACCACCACCAATCTCTGGAAAACAATCGAAAACGTGCAAGCAGATCACCCTCAGATTGCAATGCATAATATACAGGATGAAAAAGATATACTAACAGTATTCCGTAAGTTTTTCAAAAGTAAAGATAATGGCTGATTTATTATGGACGGACAAATAATAGCATATGAACTAGTATAAATAACATGCTATTTATGTTGGAGCATCACATGTGTCATTACGTTTATAAAACAATCAATCTTTTAAATGGAAAATATTATATAGGTAAACATTCTCATAAAACATTTGATCCTAAATATTTTGGTAGTGGGAAAAGACTTTTAAATGCTTTAAAAAAATACGGCTCAGATAACTTCAAAATTGAAGTAATACAACGGTTTGAAAATGAAGAAGAAGCATATACATTTGAACGACAACTAGTTGAATCTGTACTGGCAGATAGAAACTGTTATAACTTAGTAGACGGCGGAAAAGGTTTTACCACGAAAAGTGGTAAAGCTGCTAGCAATCAAGCAAAGGCCAAGGGATGGTATGGCTTCAAAAGCTGGAATAAAGATACACATCGTGTCATTGCAAGTGGGGCTGGAAAAAAAGGAAGTAATACCAATAAAACAAATCAAACAGGAATGTTTGCAATGACGGTCGAACAACGTTCAATATGGAGCAAATCTGCTAACTCAAATCGCCAATGGATCACAGACGGAACTAATAATAAAAGAATAAAAAAAGATGAGAAAATACCAACCGGTTGGATAACAGGAAGAACCGGAATAGACTTGTCAAAACGCAATGGCATTCCATGTTGGACAAACGGCAAAATCAATGTATTTTCTCATACACAGCCGTCTTTAGATTTTACAGTAGGAATGACTAAAACTACACCAACAGCTAGGATGAAGTGGTGGAATAATGGTGTTAAAAACAAAAGATCTGATACATGTCCGGGTAAATCGTGGTCAGCTGGTCGTTTACAATGGACCAGTAAAACTGTCACATGCCCTCACTGCAATAAAACCGGCGGCGAAACCGCAATGAAGCGACATCATTTTGATCATTGTAAAAGGAAGTAAAATGGCAAATAAACCACTTTGGACAGACAGTGACTGGTCTTTTGATTCAATAAGCAAAATCTGGAATCAAATTGATATAATATCTAAAGAAATGTCGCTATCTTATAATACTCCGCAGATTGAAATCATAAACTCAGAACAAATGCTAGACGCTTATACTAGTGTTGGTATGCCGGTCTATTATAAGCATTGGAGTTTTGGTAAACATTTTGTTAGAGAACAAAAAAACTATCAAAGCGG